CCATACCGAATTAGTGAAAAATACGATTATTTGGTTTTGGAGCGCTCTTGCGGACACAATTTGATCGCCTGTAGCTGCGTCGGCATAATTTCCACCACCCGGCGTGATTGAATTCCATAGACTCACGTTATTCGCTGCTGAAAATCGCATTCTTTGGGGGTATGTGATAACCGCGGAAGTAGCGTTATCAAATTCAAAAGTAGAGAGGGCTATCAGCCGATCTCCAAGCGTGAACAACAATTTGGCCCCATAAAGCAACTCATTCGCATTGTTCGTAAGCTGTGGCGTAAACAATGTGGTCGTATTGATTCCGCTGTTATCAAAGAAGCGTATCCCGTCTAAATTAGCCCCGTCCCATACTTTTCCATTTGTAAAATATAAGCGGTTCGGGAGCTGTGGGGATTGTAGCTGGCATGTCCATATATAATCGAAAGGAGAACCGGACATAATCGGGCTAGCGTCAAGTGGCTCGTATTTTTTGATGCCGTCGTTGTATAAATTGGCTCGTGTCGTGTTGAAAGCAAGATTTAAATTATCAGCATCCGATCTTAGATAGCGCGAAACGCCCATAACTCTGTCGCCATCGGGTATAATCTGGGCATAAACACCGCCAGCCGTATAAGGGGTGTAGAGCGTCGTGTCTTGATCGATCTCTAATGTTAGACCAACAACATTTAAAATGGTAAAAGCCCGGTCATTAACTTCCGTCATCCCACCGACCGCACTGATGAAGATCCGGTCACCTGTTACGAGCGATCCAACGCTGCTTACTGTAACTACACCGGGGTTTGCTTGAGTAATACCGGTGATGTTTACATTGGTATCGGTCTTTACTAATTGGCCGAATTCGTAATAGCCATCCCGTTTTTCGACGTATCCATGACGCACATGGACATTTGAAGCCGTTACAAATGCATCCGGAGGGGCTAACCATGGCTCTACATCTGAGAGCAGGCCAGTCTTAAAAGGTGCAATTACAAACGGCTCTAACGACATTAAACCCCTAAAATTCTTAAATGCAATTCACAACCTGCGGTGCTTGTCGATCCCGGAAAGAACACAACAAAATCGGTATTTGTAAAGCTTACAAGATGCGGAACGACGCTACCCGGGTGTAATCCTGTAAGCTGAATAGACAACGGATAACCAGCTAAAAAAGGAAAAGGCCAAGGCATGGTAACTTGATTTGGTCCGCTAGCTGCTGTGCTAACAACCACTAAACGCCCTACAATTTCAAATGCAGGATAACTAACCCCCCCAACAGTAAAATGACCTTGTGTATGTATCTTATAGGTATTGTTGTAATTAAAGGTTACCGCCCCACCCGATCCAGCACACACCACCGTAGCACCTAAAGCGCTTTGAATAGGCGTCGAGGTAATACGAGAGATTTTGCTTGCGGGATCAATTGCGAAAATCTGAGCATTTCCGGCGCTGTCGTTGTTACCATAAAAACGAACCATGCTGGCTTGGGCTGGTGGAACACCGCCTGAGTTTGAAATATTCCACCGAGGAGGGGCAAGAGAGACATCACCGCCGGCTATTGCTGTGTTGTTGGCACGAATAACGACCCCTAAATCCCTTATTTTAGTTGTGTCAGCCGGTAGATTTGTATTCCATGGCATAAATAATCCTTAAAAGCTTGGAACGGATCGGATATTTAACAGGTTCTGCTCCGTTCTTGTTAAAATATAGGCCACTTGCTCTTTATACAAGGCGGTCAAAGTCCCGTATAGGTCAATTTCCCCAAAATCCGCAGCGATATTGCGCCCAGCCCCATAAGAAATGGTAGGCCCCCATTCGTCTAGTGGCGGTCTATCAGTAGCATTTACCAAAGGATCTGTCACTTTATAGGCCTTGCATTGGAATGTGTACGCGGTATTGGGAACAGGGCTAAATTGAAGCTGGTTATTGAACATCAAAACATTTTGCGGAAGACCCGGATTGAAAAGAGCGTAAGACAAATAGATAACTTGCCCATTTGCCGGGGCCGTATTAAAGGTGACGGTGACGGTTCCAGTATCATAATTGACAACAAAAAGGCCCCCTAAATCGCCAGTAATGCTAACGTTAGAAGTTGTCCAATTTTTGTTAGTATCTTGGAAAGTTTCAGTATTATCAGTACAAACCAACGTACCGGGCATGATCGGAAAACCCGTCTGAGTGGTCGTAAAAGAAGTCGTCGAGCCATCGCCCGTAAACGGCGTTTGAAAATAAAGCTGTAGGGGATTTTGAGCATAAAAAAGAGCCGGGTCTTGATACCAAAGCAAGCTTTGAAAGTTAATCTGAGCAGGAGGCACTAAGTTAGTGTATCCCACGGGTAGATCATAGTAGGCTTGATTTGCTGACGTTAGAAGGGTGTAATAGGTATATTGGCGATCAAGCTTTACCTCGGCCGGAAAGGTGTACTGATAGTATTGGTTGATGTAATTATCAAGGCGTGAAGTTGATAGCTCATCCTCACTATAACGACCAGTAACTTGCCGTGTTTTGAGCCGAATTGCTGCTAGATCCCAAATAGCCATTAACCACCAAAAACCTGTCTCATTTGAAATCTTGGTTTTTCGCCGACTTTTTGTTTTACCATTCTGCCGGTTCCATCGGGGCGCCAGTCCCAAATAGGAGTATTACAAGATTCTAGATGCCGTGCGACATGTCTGGGAACGCGATATTTTCCACCATGCCAGAAATTAAAATTGTGATGATTTCGCGTGCTTCCGTATGGAAACTTGATTGCTAGCCCGGGTTCTTCTAAGTTGTAGAACTCAAATTCGCATATTTCTCGTAAAAATTCCTCTTCCCTTTCGGAACTTGGGACCCTACCGATAATCGGTAAGCTTTTTAAGAATTTTTCATCGGAAGAACGGGCTTTATCTTTTAAGGTACTCATCTTTAACCTGCGGTTTATACCAGTTTGGGGGTAGATGGGAGCATTTAAAGCCCCCATACTACTTTTATTTTTATACTACTGAGTTTTTGCCGTAAATAACAACGTGGATCTCAGAAGATGCAGCCTGAGCACCGGTTCCAATTCTCACGAAATTTTCACCAATGTTTTGAGTTGCAATCGGGACTCCTGAAGAGTTTGACACTCTTGTTAGAAATCCGCCTGACACGTACACCCCATAAGCGGAAGTGTTAGCTGTCAGTGTGATTGAGTTGCCAGAAACGGAAGCTACGGTAAATTGACCGTTCAAGCTTGTTCCAGCTCCGCTATACGCAACGGAAGCCACTTGAACCAAATCACCAGCAGCGAATCCAGCCGCAGCAGCGTTTGAAACGGTTATCACTCCGGGGTTAGCGTTTGTGAATCCCGTAATTGACGACCCATACACGGCACCACTAGTTAGAAAGGAAATACCCCCAGAAGTTATGAAAGCTGAGGTTAGCGTGGCTGCGCCGTTAGTGTTCTTTCTAATGAGTGCCTCACCGTTAACCATGGTATCAGTACGGATGGCTTCTTGGACTACACCCGGGTTAGCGGATGATCCGGCCGTGGTTTGAACATATACTTCACATTTTGCAGGAGTAAATCCGACGTTAATATCTTCATTAACCGGTACCGCTGCAGACGTAAAGCTATAGGTAAATAATTGTGACATATCTCCTCCTTACGAGTGGGTTGCGGTTAAGTTAATCATGAAAGCATCATTCAAGATTCTGCTTACAAACGGATGTTGCCATCCTACAGAGCCTCTTTGATGCAATGGATCTGCAGCTCCTGCTGATCCGAGAGGTTCAATATAGAACTCCCCAGTCTCACTTCTCAGGTGCACAACGGCATAACCCTCACGGCCTATGATGAAGTTGTTATAAACAGGCGGAGACGCGCTACTAACGGAGCCCACAGATGTATATAACCATCTGCAATTTCCGGTGGCACCCCATTCCGAGTCAAGAACGGTTTGCTGTGCAGCGTATGAAGATGTCGAAACGAAGTTGGCAACCGCTTCAAGATCGTCCAGCAAATCGGTATCAATATAACCAAAAAAAGCTGGTCTGATCGGGCTTGTCGCGAAGAGATTAGCGCCGGGGACTACCTCAGAGATCATCTCCGCATCATTGCCAAGCAAAGTTTTTACAGCTGCGTCAATATCCGCTTTTGTGAGCTCCGTGGGGGTTTGCCCGTTAACTCCGTTTGAGCATTGCAGGGTCGACGAGGTCGAGGCCAATACATCTCGTGTAACCTCGTCGATTGTCTGCGCTAAATTTTGCGCTAATAGCCTTGAAGACTCGTTTAGGACGCGGTCTTCAACGGTCAATTCGACTTGGTTGGTAATTGTTACAAAGTTTCCATAAAAGGATACTTGGGCCTTGATATCTGTTGCAGATAGTGGGGCTCCGGGTGGTGTGACCCCATCTACCAACGGGATTGGTACCGTTGCAAGACGGCTATAGCGTCTAAAAACGATTGTATCACCCATTTTTTCGGGGAGAATTCTTTTTTGAGCAAACTTTGTGTAGATAAGTTGCGGATAGGCAGTCATCAGCAAAAGTCTGTCGTAATACTCACGTACTGCCGGTGGCAGAACTGCTGTAGTAGTAATTGACATTTAAAACCTCATACATACCCCAGATTTTTAGCAATTTCCGACTTAAACTCGGCATCCGTCATATCCTTATATTTCTTTGTGGCCTGAAGACCTGAAACCCCACCCACCGAGGACAAAGTACCGCTTTGAGATGCATTTTTCACGATTTTTTCTGCATCGGCATTGCGTTTTGTTGTCTTGTGTTGGGTCTTATAGGATTCAGAATTTTTGGCCAAATAGTAGGCTAGTTCGAAATCTTGAGTTTGTTGCAGGGAATTGTACAAGCTGGGATTTTGTTTCAAAACTTCTGGTAAATATTTTGTTACGACTTCCTGATAGTCTGCATATTTTTGGGATATCTTAAGCTCTTCAACGCTCATCCTAAGCTGGGTATTATACTTTTGGGCCACGTTTTTAAACTGCCCTACGGTCATAATATCATCGTCGGCCATTCCTTCAAATTCGTCGACTTTTTTTTCTGGCGCTCTGGATTGATTCGCTTGAAGTAAAGAAAGATGATCCTTTATCAATCGAAGTTCTTGTTGCAAAGACTCGTTTTGCTGCTTTTGCTCATTAAAAACACTAGCAGAAACCATTTCTTGTGTTGAGTCTTGTGGAGTGGCGACCTCCGCGCTTACGCCCATATCATTTATTGTCATGATTTAGCCCATATTGTTGGCTTCACTTAATTATATATGCGTTTGGAATGCGTGTTGTTTCCACGATC